CCAGGAGGTGGGGATAATTAGCATGGACGGAATTAGTTATAGCTTCTAACGTTGTCATCCATTAACGTAGTTTCTAAACTCAATTAAATTATTTGCAATGATTTTTTCTTGCATTGCATCCGGTATTACATCTAAAAGATCTACAAGCTTAGTAGACTCCTTTTTCCAGTTACCAATAGCATTAGAGTATCTTACTCTTTTAATACCGTGAACAATAGGAGATGATGTATCTAATGTTTCAATCCAATTATATTCAGGTCCTTGATAAAAACTAAATTCTCTTGGGTGTGCACAGCCTAATAAATGATGAGTTTTATCTTTATTAATAATACCATCATTCATTAATTGATTAAGAGTCATTACTCTACCCATCATATAAGATACCCATTTGTTAGGGTGCGGAAATAGTTTGAGATAATAAGAATAGTCAAATGAAATAGCTAACTTATCTACATCAATTTCTTGATCTAAAGTTACATAACATTTAACTAATTCAGCATAAGTTTTACCTTGTACCACGCCGATAGTTTTAGAATCGTTAACAAAGTCCCATTCTCTCCATAAGCATTTCTTAGCAGACTCAATTGTACCATTACAATCCTCCAATACGTCTGGTATGATATACTCTGTAGGGTTAAGTCTTTGAATCCAATAAGCATAGCGTTTAGGATTAAAAGATTCACCTAATTCAAAGATAGAATTATCTAATAAGACATGTCTACCCATTTTAACACTATCTTCAAAGAACTTGTAATATTCTGGGTGAGTTTCGAAGAGGTGCACTAAAGCGTAGCAGTAATCGTTGTATGTACGAGAGATCTCGAGCATACTTAAAGGAGATTCGTGAGATATTTTAATCATGTGAATAGGTCAAATAAGTCTGTTTGTGCTTGATTGTTTACTTGTGGTAACTGCCAGTTAAGAGCTTCATAAACTGCTTTTACTGGAGGTACTATAATTGTATCGAACATTTCTTCATAATCAACTTGAAAATCGTTTAATTCTGGTGGAAAACTAACAGGGTAGCAAAGAGTATCAATATTATACCTGTTAGGCGCAATATAAATCTTCTTTACCTTACCACCTGAAGTAATGCGTTCGTACTTTGTTTCTAACCCTCTATGTTTTAATAGCATGTTATACCAAATAGCTCCTTTGACATGATTAGGTGTACCTTTAGCTATTTTAAACCCTTCTGAACGTACTTCATGTTTTTCTAAATCACTTAAACCACCTCTAATAGCTACATCGTCAATAGATAATGATTTAAACCCATCATAAACGTCTCTATAAATAGTGTTTGCTTTATTTTGATCTTGTACTAATAAGCTATTCTCAATAACCTTTTTAATTAGTTCTTTAGCTTTCTTAGGGGTAGTAGAACGTGCAATTTCAACACCAACATATTTAAACTTACTAACATCTGCACCTTCGTCATTTAATACATGTATAATGTAGCGTTTCTTTTCAAGGTATACTCCTACATCACAGATAGATTCACGTTTGAAGAAATAGCGTGGGTCTATTGAGTTGAGTTTATCTTTAGCCCATTGTTTAATATGTTCGTTAAGATATACACCTAATTCGTCATCAATGAACTTTAAACCTTCTTTATTAACCTTGTTTTCAGTTAATATGTTTAACTTCATTTGATCTAATAAAGGTTGAATAGTAACGTGAGTACTATCCGTATCGTTATATATAGTTAACGATTTACCAGTGTAGCCAAACCTTTCCTTAGCGTATTGATCAATGATATCACTTGCTTGCTTAACCACTGACTGACCAGTAAGAGTAATGCTACCGGCGTGATCACTATCGCAAATAGGGCTAAACTTATTAGCAAAAACACCGTAAATGGAGTTAAGAAGAATTTTGATAACGTGCTGAATGGTGTCAGCTCGTTCCATATTAAACTTACACGTTTTGTACTCATCTGTATCTGTAGTTAACTTACTTAGTTTCTTTTTAAATTCGACGTACTGATTTTTATTGGTTACACGCTCTTTATACAGCCCATCAATTAATGCAGGCACCACACCTTTTTTCTTTTGCGTGTATAGTACATTTGCTTTAGATAGAGCAAGTTTTTCAACCTGCATAAACTGTATAAACTTTTCATGCGATAGTGGCTGCTCTTTGTTATTACCGTAACGAATAACCACTTCAGTATCACTCTTACTAACTATTTTACCGAACTTAGTCTCCGGGGATATATTCAAGGTAATAATGGTATTAGGGTATAGTGAGTTAGCGTCATAACTTACTATAGACTTTTGTAGGCCTCTTTCTGGTTCTCTTACGAAACCACCCTGAATTTCCTCGCGTAGAGGTCCTTCAACGAATGTTGGTATAACCATACCGTGTTTATATGCTTGTAGTGCAACGCACCCGGTAACAATAGAAACTTTACCTAAAGCTGCTTCAAACGAGGTTAGTCCTTTGTAAGCTAACATACGAATAATCTTAAAGAATTGCAGTTTCTTTTCCATTCGTACTAACAGGTCAACGTCTTGAATATTATAATCTACAAAGTTATTCCAGTCGTTTTCAGATAGAGAAGCTAAGTTGGTAGCGTTGATAGCTAATTTACCTTCACCTAATTCGTGTTGTGCCACAAAGTTTAGTGCATACGACTCTAACAAACCGCGAGCAAAACCTCTGTACACTTCGAGATAATCCATTGCAGATATACCATGAATATACCAACGATCTAACTCTTGACCTTTAACAAAGATACCTTTACGACACCAAAGACTTTTTACTGGGGATAACCTCTTAGCTGCGTCTTCTCCTAATAAGTTATTAATACGGTTAATTAAATAAGGGAAGTCGAAAAAGTCTGTATTCCACCCTGATAGTATATCAGGGTAATAACCGCTTTCCCAGAACTCTAAAAACTTTTCTAAAAGGTTATATTCACTTGTGCATTGAGTGTATATAACGTTATCACGAGTCGGAGTATAAGGCTTACAACCCCAGGTATAAAAGTGTTCAGAAAGGTTATCATATATAGTTAACAGATTGATAGGATGCTTTGCATCCTTAGCTTCAGGGAACTCATCCGGTGAATAAACTTCGATATCAAGAAAGCAAACCTTTAATGGGTTAGCAGAAAACTCAGGTTTTTCGTATTCGTCTTTAAACTGCTCAATAAGAAATTGTTGCTCTACCTGAATATTGTGATATAGACGTTTAATGGCGCCGTCTTGTGCAGCTTTATTACGATCAAAGTTACTCTTAAATACTTTTTTCTTTAACTTAGTATTAAAGATAGATAAAGCATCAGCTGTTTCAGCATTTGTCTCTACATAAAAATAAGGCTGATAAGGTGTTTTTTTGATTACACGCTTACCATTCTCATCCCACGTAAAGAGATGACACATACTATCTCGTTGACTGTAATAAATGTTACGATACACAGGTCATTATTATGTGACCTTCCACAAAAATATCAAGAGAAATATACTTTGCAATACTCATCTATATGGTCTTCTAACCAATATTTTGTAGCATTTTTACGAGCAATATCCGATTCGGTTAGATATGTACGGCGATCACTTAATGTTTTCTTGATAACACTTACCATTTCATCTGCTGTATCAAATCTCAATGGAGCGTTTTTATATGGTTCTAAGTTTTGACAAACACAAGGTATACCTAATGCACCAGCTTCAATGTGTTTAATATTGGCTTTAGCTAAATTAAACCTATTATTCTGTAATGGAGCTATTACCATATTAACGTTTAAAGCATTGAATGCATAGGGATAATCCCAGAGTTTCGTCCAACCAATATACTCTATATCACCACTACGTACATAGTCTGCAAGCTCTTGTGGGCAACCGCCCATTAATACCCATTTAAACTGCTTGACTGTTTTCTTAATGACATCCAATATATCACCGAAATCGTCTTTAATTCCAGGCACCCCTGCAACATTAAAATGTGTAGGGCTACCGATATAACCAATACGTGGTCGGCGCTTGTTGGTTTCGTAATTTTCTGATATCTTAGTCTTATTATAAAACCTATCCATCCAGAACTTCGGCATATAGTTAGGCAATACAATACCAGGTACACCTGACTTCTCCTGATAATACTTAGCCATATACTCAGTTGGAGCAGTAATGCCATCACATAGCTGCATTATCTCGATAGCGGTTTTACCAATACTTGGATCAACAAATGCTTCACGAGCCTTATTATATAAAGGAATATCTTCAGGAAATATTACATCGTCAATTTCATAATATATCTTAAAATTATTAGTTTTTTCTGAAATACTCTTTAAGAACTTTACAAATTGTAATTGAGTGGGGGTAACTTGTCTTTGTATTCTTACAGAAGAAATACCTTGATAGAAGTTCTCCTGTAAAATCATAAAGTTATTGTTATTAATAATACCTAATTGATGTGCATTAATAACTGATTCAGGCCAATGCATACGCCAGAAACCACAACCTTGATGGTCTGCAGCAAAACTCACTGCACGTTTCATACCACCTGGTGTCTCCATTACTGGAAGTGGTGTATCAACCACCGGGCTACCAAAAGCAGGTGCCCCAAGAGGCATTTGCGGTGCACCGATTACTAAGCCGTTATTAGGAAATATCATAAGTTGTTGTTCTTGTTGTTATGCCGTTTTTCTTTTCAAGATATACGATTTCACCACCGATACAGTATTTTTTACTCTCTTTACGGTGAGAAATAATATAAATTGATTCATTGTAATTATCTACCCTTTCTTTAAGAATATCAAGTACTAACTCAATACCTTTTTCATCCAATGATGAATCAAATAATTCATCAAACATACTCAAGTTAAGCCAAACATCAGCCTGTGCTCTACGGATATCTTGAAACGTAAATAACATTGCAAGATCGATAGCTTTACGCTCTGCACCGGAAAAGTTAAAATAGCTACACTGACTTCCACGCTCGTTGGTAATAGTCTCTTCAAAAAACTCGTTAAATGTAACGATACTATTGCTTTCAAGTCTACGCAAATATTGTGCTAAACGCATGTTTAATACTTGTAGTATCTTTTTAACAATATACGACTTCACTCCTTCTTCGTCCACAATAAACTTAGCAGACTCAACTATATCTATTCTTTCTTGTAAAGAGCTAATTTGTTTTTTAGTCTCGTTTTGCCTTGTAACAATAGCATCTATAATATCTTGATAGTTATTAGAGTCTTTGTTGAGCTGATCTATATCTACGACTAATGAAGATTGCCACTCATTGAGTTGCTTAACACGATTATTAATGTTTTCTACTTCTTTCTTACGAATATTAAAGTCGTTTATTTTCTTCTGAATTGTTACTATAGCCTTTTCAACTTTATCTAATTGCTCTTGTGCTTCTACTAAAAGCGGCTTTTGTGTATCAATAACCTCTGTGTACTTTTGTATTTCAGTCTGACACTCCGCTTTATCTTTTTCATATTGAGTGTTTACAGCTTCAGCTAAGTCTTTACCGCAATGAGGGCATTTACTATCTACCTTCTTTAGCTTTTTAATACGATCATTATTAAGTTTGATATGTGTTTCCGCTTCAGTAATAAGCTTGTTTATAGTAGCTATTTTACGGTCGCATGCTGTTTCAGCTGTTTTTAATGTAGATAGCTTATCTTGTATTTGCTTTTCTGCTACTGTATCTACTGACTCTAAACTGTTAAGCTTTTCATCTATACCTGCCAGTTCCTTAGCATTGTTAGACTGACGTGTTAATAGAACTTCAAGTCTTTTCTTTTTAGTGTCTTCATAAGTTTCTTTTTGTTTAATCGCGTCTGCTAAAGATCTGTTAGTTTCTTCTACTTTTGTACTTTCAATATCAAGTAAGCGTTTTGCTTCATTATAATCAAAGCGTGCAAAACTTAACATATTACTAAACACTTCTAAACCAAGTATGCCTTCAATAAACTTGCGTTTCTCGATCTTCTTCTGTGCCATGAAAGGTACAGTGGTATTAATTGTCATAACAACACTGTTCTGAAATATTTCAGAAGAGGTTTTAATAGTGTCGACTATCAACTCTGTAGTTTGCGGTACACCAGATCTGGTAACGTCTTCACCATTAATAAAGAAGAAACATTTAGTGGGGTTAAGTGTTCTTAGCACTCGACATTCATTATTAATACCATCTTGCTGATAAGTAAATTCAAGCTCGACTTCACACAACTGATCCGGTGCTTGATCGTTTACTATGTTTTCTTTTTTAAGATCGCGTATAGTGCTACCGTACAGAGCAAAATGCACTGCGTCAGCAATAGTGGACTTTCCAACGCCATTCGCTCTATCAGCTTTA